TTGATTGGAAACCTGGGGATGATCCTCCAGTTTGTAATAATACAATGGTAGTCCAACCATGAGAGGAGAATGAAAATGACAAAACTAACCCCCACGCCGGCCCCCGGGACAGACCCATGATAACGGAAGCCCAGGGGTTTACATCTTCCGGAGTCGGGCAGGCCATTATTGGGGCCGTCTTGGCCCTGGTTGTAAAGTATTCTTGGGATAGGTGGCTTTCTAAGACCTCTCGGGTTACGCAGGAGGAGTGCCTTGAACATCAAAGACTATGCGCCGGGCTGAGAAATTTAAACCTTGCTAAATTGCTTGGGGTCCACGATGCCCAGATTAGGAACGGGGACGAGGAATTTTCTTGTATTGGCACGCAACTGGATAAAATAAGAACGATCCTTGAGGCCGTCCTGGACATAAATTTGAAGTTATGCCGAATTAATCCAGAAATTGATTGCGACGACCTGCTAAGGGTGTTGGCCAAGAAAGGGCTGGAGATCAATGTTCCCGGATTACGGGATAAAACGAAAACCTAAGAAAGGAACAGATTATGACCGATCCAAAAACTACCATCACCGGATTAATCACCGCCCTGGTGGCCCTGGCCGCCCATTTCAACCTCATCATTCCGGACACCTGGCAGACCTTTTTAGTCGCGGGCGGGGTCCTGGTCATGGGCTTTTTTGCCAAAGACGCTAAAGGCGCCTAAAATGGCTTGCGTCTGCTGCCCAAATTGTAGCCATATTTATAAGACTCCTGACGCCCATGTAGACTATTGTCCGCTTTGCGGATGGGATGGACGGTGGCCGCAGGAGAAAGAAGAAGAGACGAAAGAGATAGATCACCCGGCCCTTCGCGGGGTCCATTGAAGGGAGTGTTAAGGATATGATATATCCTTACGAGAAGGAAATAGACGCGGCGGCCATACGGCACGGGCTTGACTCGGAATTGGTCGCCGCGATCTGTTTTGTGGAATCCAGCTTTAAGCCCGGAGCGAGCCGCTACGAGGCCCGTTTCCAGACCCGCTACATTGACCCGCACCCGGCCTATAGCAAGCTGGAGCCCGTCACCAGGGAGCTGCTTTCTACCTCTATGGGGTTACTTCAAACTATGGGGGTGGTGGCCCATGAGGACGGCCTTCCGCTGGACCGCCTGAGAGACCTTTTCCGGCCGGAAATATCGCTTGAATATGGATGCAAACAGTTAGAGCAATTATTCCAACGATACTGGCAATCGGAAAGGGAGAGACGGGACTTAAATGTAATATCGGCCTATAATTGCGGGACCGCCCGGAGGACGAAGAGCGGGAATTATACCAACCAAGCCTATGTCAATAATGTTGTTCAGAAATTCAGGGAATATCAAGCGACCCCTTAGCGGAAAATCGTATTTCGATACAGTAAAAAAATGTAAGGCCCTGGAATCCGGGGCCTTTTTTTTTGATTTCTGAGGGAATCGAAGCATTTAGAAGCATACGCGAGCAAAAGGGCCAAAAACCGCCCAAAACCGCCCAAAACCGGGTTTTACATACCTATTTCTTTCCTGTATCCTGGAACCCCTTAACGGGGACGGCGAGAGGACCGAGAAAAAGAGGGGGTAGAAAAAATGAAGACGGAAATGGTAAGAGGGAGACCGTACAGAATCAGCTTTATGGCAGGGTACGCGGTAATCTGCCGATGCCCGAAATGCGGGAGGGAAAAGGAGCTAAAGCTAAAGCCTGGACCAAGAAAGGTCTTGTCTTGCGCTTGCGGGAGAAGGGGAGGCAATGCAGACTAAAAAGATAAAAATCGGGGACCGGGTTCTTACTCCGGAGGATGGGCGGGGTATTGTTGCGGAGGAAATGCCAATAGGAGAATTTAGAATCATTACAGAGGATAGAGGGGAGGTCTTCCTTTTTGCCGAAGACCTTAATGTTTTGAGAAAGGAGGCCAAGGATGGAGACGCAGCTTAAATACAAATCCAATGCGCAGGTTAATTTTGAGGACCAGCTTTTGAATGATAAGGATCTTTTCTCGTCTTATGCCCGCTTCTACATTGAGGAGTTTGAACGGGAAAGTTTCCTTGAATGGTGTTGGGAAAAGAGCCGGGAAGAAAAAAGAAAGGGGGTACACAAGTAATGCTAACCCAGAAAGACATTGACAGTCCGGACGGGAGATTTTACCCGATGCAACGGAGGACTATCCAAACCATGAGCCCCACCCCGGGGAACGGCTGGGGCTGTATCCAGCCAACGGACCTGGTGGCCATGTTGCGCCGGGTGGCAGCGGAGGAAGGGAAGCCGGTACGGATCACGGAGGGCCGGGCCGTGAAGGCGATCACGCGGGCCGGGGTGGCGGTCATGGGATTACTGGCCATACTGGTTACGGTTCACCTGCTTGTATGGTGGGCCAAGCCATGAGCCAATTTTATTGGGGCCTATTGACCGGGGTGGTGATCGGGTCATTGACCGGGGTTATTGTATCTTTTGTTATCCAGGAGATCAGGGAGGATATTTTTTGGAGGAAGAACATCGTACCGTTTTTATCGGATAAGGAACTTAAAGACCTTGAAAAAGGAGTAGAAATAATAAGGGGGAAAATCTATGGATAAGGCATGGTTGGAGGAGAGGAAGACGGGTATCGGCGGGAGCGACGCCGGGGCAGTTTGCGGGGTTTCGGGATGGAAGACCCCGCTCCAGGTATGGAACGAGAAGATGGGACTTACCGGACCCCAGGAGGACAACCCGGCTATGTTTTGGGGTCGAGCCCTGGAGCCGGTTGTTCGGCAGAAATACTCGGATGAGACGGGACGGGCGGTTTTGATCCCGAAGGGTATGTTGAGGCATCCGGATTATCCGTTCATGCTGGCAAACCTGGACGGGTTTACAGAGGACGGCAGGCTGGTTGAGATCAAGACGGCGGGCTATTCGTTTGGCTGGGGGGAGAACGGAACGGACGATATCCCCATAAACTATTTGTTACAGGTTCAACACTACATGGCGGTTACTGGCCTCAAGGTTACAGATATGCCGGTGCTTATCGGAGGCCAAGATTTTAGGATTTATGAGATTCCGGAAGATAAGCAGATCCAAAAATTGATTATCAACAGAGAGAGCGCTTTTTGGTCTATGGTTGAGGCCGGGACCCCTCCGGACCCTGAGAGCTACAGGGAAATTAAAGAGTTTTATAAAAATTCCGAAGCGAGTCGGATCGTAGCGAGCGGAGAGGTTGAGGCCGCCCTTGAAAGACTGATTGAAGCAAGGAAAACCATGAAAGACCTGGAAGAGGAGGAGGAGGCGGCGAAGAGGATCATCATGCTTAATATGGGGGCGTCCGACACGCTTGTTAGTCCGGCGGGCGTCGTGCTGGCCACCTGGAAGAGCGGGAAACCCCCCAAGCGATTTGACGCAAAGGGGCTTGAGATGGATCTACCGGAAACCTACAGACTTTATTTAAAAGAAGGCGAGCCCGTGCGCCGCCTTCTAATCAAGGAGGATAAAAAATAATGGACATTAACAGGGCATTAAGTGAGGCAAGAGTTTCGACCACTCCGGCCATGATTGAGCCGGAAAATCAAAGGGCCATAGCGGAGGTTCAGGCCGCTATTTTCTTGGCCAAAAAATTTCCGCGCGACGTACAGCAGGCGGTTGACCGCATTATGATTGCCTGCCAACGTCCGGCCCTGGCCGAAGCGGCGGTTTATACCTACGCCAAGGGAGGTACGGATATAACCGGGCCGTCGATACGGTTGGCCGAGGCCATAGCGCAAAGCTGGGGAAACCTTCAATTCGGGATCAAGGAGCTGGATCAGCGGAACGGGGAATCCACCATCGAGGCGTATGCCTGGGACACGGAAACCAACGTCCGGCAGAACAAGGTCTTCCAGGTCAGGCATCTACGGTTCACCCGGAAGGGGAGCTATGCGCTGGAAGATCCCCGAGAGATTTACGAGCTAACCGCGAACCAGGGAGCCCGGCGCCTGCGGGCCTGCATCCTGGGGATCATCCCTGGGGATATAGTGGAGTCCGCCGTAGAGGAGTGCGAGCGCACCATGAAGGCCAAGGCCGATACGAGCCCGGAAGGAATCAATAAACTCCTGGCCGCGTTTGACGGA